ACTGACATTGTCTAACCTCTTTTTTGGAACCATTAAAATGTGAAAATATGTTTTGTCGTAAAGCTCGTATCCATTTTTTGCAGCTTGCAGCGCGTCAGTTATTTTTACAAAAATGGCATCGGCGGGTATATCTTCAATATCAATCACGTCCATCTTCTACCTCCTCTGGTTTCCACTCTAAAACTGCTTCCAAAATCTCAATCTTGGCCTTTCGGATTAGCGCATTCATGCCAATTTCTTCGATGCTCTTGCCGAATCCGTGATTTTCAATATGAGACTTTAGCCCTTCGCGCATCTCGTTAAGAAATGATCGGGTGACTTCGTTATCTTTCCAAAGTATATAGGCGTCTTTATTCAGCGGCATCATCCACTCCAAACTCCTGATCGTAACTGTTACCAATCGCCAATTCTTGCGCTTTGTCCATCTCAGCACTGACAGCAGCGCTAACCGATAGCCCGTTATTAGTGTGCTCTGTTAGCGCCTTTTGAACGCTAAGCAATGTATCCGCATTAATCTTCTTAACCTCAGCCAGCATTTTATCCATGCTAGCCAATGTTTCTTGCTTACTAAGCTCGAACTCAGCATCTTTGCGCTTCTCGCCAGCCAGTAGAATCTCAGTCTGCGCGGTCAATAGCTTCTCTTGGGTTTCTGCCATTTTGTTAGCTTGTTGTTGCTGCTGCTGCATAGCCTGCATTTGCGCCTTGTCTTCCGGCGACATCTCAGCTTCGTTCGGGAATATCTTGTCGGTGTTTTCAGAACCAATGCGGTTAAAGTAGTTTTTAATGATCTCTACCGCGTTTCCTCCCGCTTGAATTACTAGCGGAACTTGCTGCATCTCGGCTTCTGCCAATAACATGCGCTGCATTTTGCTAGACGTTTCAGGGTTTGACGTGCAAGTCACATGAATACCGTCTTCTTCAAAATCTTCAGCAAACACAGCTTCATCATCGCCAACTATCTCCATATATCTCGTAGCGTCAAAGTAGTCACGGTCCAACAGATACAATATATTGAATTCTTCTGCCATCGAGTCGGCAATCATTGAGTTATGCGCGGTCTGTTTCAGCATTGACTCTTGAATCATTGCAAGTGCAGTAGTCGGTGCGGTATTGGCTTGTATGCCTGCATCCACGTTAGCGCTGAACCCTCTTGCTTGCTGTTCCATCATCTGCAAAAGCATGAATAGCATCTGGCTAGGCTCTTTGTATGGGAACGGCATAAAGGAGTTTGCGAGCTGTTCTGGGGGTATATCGGTTTGGATGAACTCGGCAGGATTGACAGCGAACTTGCCGCCCTTCATCTTCGCGCCTTTTGCCGCCCATCCGCCGTTCATCGTGGCCAGGTCGCCATTGTTCAGCAGCGTGTTTGTGGTCTTATTCACCCCCATAGACATAGAGCCAATCAGGTGATAATAACCAACATCTAAAAACGTCCCATCAAAACTAGGGATTAGGCCGTACTTGGTCAACATTGACTTAGGCTCAATGCGCACCACTTCAAATCCGCTTAGGTCTTCGGGGTCTGGATATTCAGATTTAATGCCGAACTCTTCAACGTCTTGATCTATGCGTTGACGCTGCATCTTTTGAGCGTCTAGCAGCTTCATTGGCTTACTGTCTTCAAACTTAACAATGATAGATTCTGGAGAGTAGCGCGCAACGATACGAACTACCGTAGAGCTTCCAACGTGAACAGTAACGATATAGGGCTCTTCAATGCCGTCATCATCCAAGTCTAGCCAGCAATAGCGCTTATAAAATTTGTCGGGGTTATCTTCTGTTGTTTCCGAGTCGCTATCTTCATCGCTACCATATCCAGGCTCTTGGCCTTCGGCATATACATCACCTTCCCATATGCCAGCCCTTACCCGTAAATCAAACTCAGACTTGGTAAATGCGCAAATATGCGTGAACCCGCGCCCATTATTTAAGTCATCGGTGTTTTGGTTGACGACAAAGTCAGGCCACTTGATTGTTTTTGATACGCAACGACCGAGAGTATCATCGTAGTACGTCTCCTTGATGATCGTGCCAACTAAAGGCAATGCGTAGAATAGGCGCTTCTGCTCTTTCTTCCACTCTGGCATTTCGTAGTTAATTTGCCAGTTCAGCAGCTCAGCACAACGATCAGCTTTGTCGTACTTGCTACGCATGGCTAGGCGCTTTTCTTTTACCGTTTTTTCATTAGCTTGAATCTGTGCCTGCATTTGCTGTACTACTGCGTCAAGCTGTGCGGTATCTGCTCCCGCCTCTTTCATTTGCTGCAACTGCGCAACGATAGGCTCTAGCTCTGATTTAAGCTGATTAGTCTGCGAGGCCTTACGGTCGATTACATTCTTAACTGTCTTGGCTCCGATCACATCAGCGCCGACTAGGTTAAGCTCTCGCATCACCTCTACTGCTGCGCGATTGCCAAATGTGTTAGCTGCTTCGGTTAGGATCGTAGACTTGAAGTTAGCAGCGCCAGCCCAAGGCTCAGCTTTAGCCTTGAACTCAGGCTTGCATAGCTTCACACCTTCTGTGACGCAATCCTCCCAATCCTTCATCGTGGTCTTGTCTTGGTCGGTGTGCTCGATAACCATACGAGCTATCTTTCCTAGCTTATCTTTATCTAGCTTTGCTGCTATGTTGGTTTCGCCAACGTATGAAACTATCGATTCAATGGTCATATTTATTGCTCACTATAAATTCTGAATAGCGCCCAAGGCGTAGGCGACATAAGAGTAGGCTTTGCTACACCGCCACGATAAACACTTATAAACTTTGCAGACTCAGGAAACTCGATATCAGCGATTGCCTTTAGCAAATCTTCAAATGTTTCTCTTTCTAGGCTTTGAGTTGTTGCGTTGAGCTTAAAAATATTATCTTCCGGCTCTTTACCACCAACAAATTCAATTTGAGCGCTTGTGTTCATGCAATACATTATTGCGCGGTCAATATCGCTAACAATTGATTCTATTGTCATTGATCTATTCTCAATAATTGCAAATCATTGTTAAGCGCAATAGTTAATCTATCTCGTAACGCCTTCAACAGCTCAATATCAAAATGGCCGCCAATATCGTCACATTCAAATAACTCAATTGCTCTTGTAAGCTCATCTATCTGAGCCTTTTGCGTTTCTGTAAAAGTTTTTATTGCCCCGCCAAATAATATTGTCATGCCCAATTACCTGTAGCTCTGCTCGGTGAATTATCGGTGTAATCATGCTCGTAAATGTCTACATGCTTTTGTAGCATCATAACAGCATCGGCCATGTTGGGCGATTGAATGCCCAATTTCTTCATCTCTGGCTTGCTCATTATTTGAATTCTGCCAGAAAACCCATTGAACTTTCTTGGTATCCTGCACAGCTCCGCTCTTAGACCTGCTAGCTCACCTATGCCACTGCTAAAGCTAATCAACTCTTCATTTGGTATTTTGTGGCCTTTCTCAACCGCTAAATAGGTTTTAAACATTCTATCCCTTAGCGCCCAGTAACACTGCGCGCGCAAATTTCTAAACGTTTCCGCATTGGTTCGCTCTTTGTCTATATCTATAGTAAAATCGCTATGAACCTCGTTATAGATATCAAACGGTCTGTCTACCGAATCACTCCCACCAAATGGGACTATTTTGATTTTTTTGCCTTTTATTCCATGGTGTAACTGCCCAATAATTCCAGCGCCGACGCCTATATCATCCCATAAAAATACGTCTGGCTTTAGCCTGTTTACATGATCAATAGCCCATTCGGTAGCTTCGCTTATATTTCCAGCGGTTGAGCTCGTAACTCCTAGAACAACGCAACCATGCTGGTATGCCATTGCTTTAGCGTCACCACTATCGGCAGGGTCAAAGGCGATCTTCTCTTGTCCAAGCGGCTGGAACTTGAGCTTAATGTGCGCATCTACACAAGCGTCAAACCATTCAGCTTCTATGATCGAGTTATCTATGTCGTCCAAGAATGCACCTAGCCATATCCAATCGTATTTAGCGCGCGACTTGTTGGCGAAATCAAACTGCCTTTCTTCTTCAAGCCCTGAATCAGCGAACCACGGATTGTCTGTGTAGTTCATCTTGATGACTAAGTGAAGCTCATCTTCGTAAAATCCATACTTATTTAGCTGAGCTAAAAATGGAACAATGAAGCGCTTACTAAATGGATCAGCGCTTGAACCCGGATTACCAACGAAAAACATCTGCACGCCATCAATAGCGCTTACTTCATCTTCTTGCTTTTGGCCTGGCAATCCCGCTCTGGCTTCATTGC